GCTCCCCTTGTTCTGTACTATAGTTATAGCTAAAAATAATACCCGCACTTGTAGTAAAAACCAGCCGGTTACCGTCTAGTATTAAGTCAGTTATGTTATGTCGGAGATTCAGACCAGGATTAAAGGGGGAGCCTTGGGTAGTCCAAGTTTCGCCGCCATCCATGGTCNTAAAAATTTGAAAATTAGTAGCCGGTGAACCAGAGATTAGGCTAACTCTTGCAACTATAAAACCTATACTACTATCAAGGAATGCAATCCTGGCATTATGGGAAATAGTATAGGCCCCTTGTATCATTTTAGCGTCAATGTCATAAGTTGACCAATCTGCCCCTTGGTTCGTTGTTTTATGCACTTTCATGCTAGCACTACGCCGTCTACTTCTACAAGCAATAAGAGTATTCTCATTTATTATCTCAAAATCAGAGAAATCAGAGCTTGTGCCTTTATCTATAGCTTGCCAATTTACTCCCCCGTCTGTAGTTAGGTAAATATCACTTGAATTACCCGAGAACCAACCTACATCAGAGTTATAAAAATCAAGGATTCTAATATTCCTTCCCATCTCCGTTTCTACTCCTAACCAAACGGGCCCCTGCTCAGTTGTTGAAGACGCATTCTCTGTATTAGCTACAATACCGTTATCTCCAACCAACCATCCCTCGTTGGGATTATGCATATAGATATCATTAATAGAACGAAGTTGAGCTAATGATCCCGCTCTTCTCCAAGTTAGACCCTGATCACCCGTCCGATAAATTGAACCCTTGGCATCAGTGGCAAATGCTATATCCGGTTCTCCAGGAACAAAAGCAAGAGCTTGTAAATCACCCTCTATAGGTTCAAAATCCTCTCCTAACCCATTATATAAGTCATAGCCCGGTCCTTCTGAGCCATTATTAGTAGGACGCTCATTATAAATCCCCGCAACCACCTTAGAGAATTGAGTTACAGGAATATTCTCTCCCGCTTGATAAGCCACAGGTTCTTTGAGCGACCAATTTAAACAGGGCACTACTGATAGCGTATTAAACTCAACTGTTAAATTACCCCCAGATGAATGATTCTCATTATAGACCCGGATTACTAACCTCATCCGGTCTCTTTTAACTACATCAAAAGGACAAGCAATATAAAGCTCCTTAAAGCCGTTTTCCCAAGGCTCATCTCTTACTAAGAAATGGGCATCTTCTAAGGTAGTAAAACTAGCATTAAAGTATTGAGCTATAATAGAGACTCTAGCAGGGATACCTGCTTGATCGCTACTAAGGTCAGCATCAAGACGTACCCGGTAATTATAATCCGGTTTAACGTTTTTTATAAGAGCTTCAAAATGAGTATTAGAGATTGTAAATGATACCTTATCTCCCTGATTATCAAAACCAGAAAGCTGACCTCCCGCAAATCTTAAATCCCCGTCATTTGTATCCTCTAAGGTTTGATCGACTTCTATTGAAGTCCAGTCAGTCTCTCCTTTTTGAGTAAAGGAGAACCTATCTCTACCCAGAGGGTCATCGTCGTATCTATAGTCCTGCTCATCAATAAGAGGGAAGAACCTTCGGTCCATATTATCTCCGCCAGGCAGGGGACTACTTATCTGCTCTATAGCTTCGTAATTACCAACCGAGGCTTTAAATCCATCTTTAATAAAAGAGAGCTCTCCAGGACTATCGCTGTTCTGAGGTAAATCTCCTTTACCATATTCCAAAGGAAACATCTCTCTTACATCCCACAATCCGGGGAAAAAGTCCTCCACCTCAATAGAATTATTAGAGTCATCAAGGTACCCCCCGGTGTCTGATGGCCCTTTCCAAAAAAGCTTAGCATCAGGGGCTAACCATTTATGTCCGCTTATCTGTGCAGTTCTCTGGTCTTGAGTAAGGTCTTTCCAACAAATACCATAGACCAAATCGTCCTCGGTATTATAAACCAGAGATTGGATAGGGCCATCAAACTCTTCATTTGAAGCAATTTTAGTCCAAAGGTCTTCGGTCCCATTATATCTCCATAACTCAGCTTTATAACCATCATAGCCGCCCAATCCGACAACGATGTCATCACTACCGGGGATATCTACCATTGCAGTTACGGGGTTAGCATTGGGAGAGGGTTGAAATGATTGACCATCCCAATTAGGCGGTACTCCCAAGTTCCATAGTTGGTGGTCCTCCAAGTTAATGGCATCGGCTAAATCTTGACGACTAACTGACATTTTCTCTGACAACTGACCCCCTTCTTCCTTATAGACAGTCTCTAGTAGTCGACTGATTAGAAAAGAGAGAGGGACATTTTCCCACCATTGAGTCCCGTTCTTAACCTTTTCTGCATTCACTTTTTGAAGAGGCTTAGTTAAGGCATGCAATTCTAAGTCAGCAGTATCAGAGTTTAAAGCCGTTTTTACTCGAGAAATATAAAACACCCCGATGTCGTGGATAGAAGATTTACCTTGTTTATCTGCTATCTGAGCCGAAGCTTTAACTCTACGATTAGGCCAGGTATTCGAACCCCCACCTTTTGTGGGACCGAAACGAGCTTTAAAACCATCAGCCGTATATAAATCTTCGGTATTGAATTGATCCCAGAACCGGGATTGTACAGGATTATCTTTGGGTGTAGACATTATGTATTCCTCATTGTAACTCTATTGAGAGTCACGTAAAAATTACCTTGCTTATTTTCTATTGCTTGACTAATTCTACCCATGTTCTTCAAAAGGTTCTTACCCTTTGTCTCTTCGAAGTCAGAAAAATCTACCCAAGAGGGACCTCGGGGCACATCAAACTTCAAATTAAAGAGAGTAGCCATCCTCTCAGGACTCGGGTTCTCAAAAGCATTATTCCATTGAATAGCATATATCTTTCCAGTGAAATGCTGGTTAAATGCCACCTCTTGATTGGGACTATTTCTTCTGCCGGAGAATTGAGGTGCATCAGATGATATTTGGCATCCTATGAGCGGATTTACATCTAGAGTAATGCCGCCTTTATACCAATCATTTGTAGTTTCAAGGTCAACCTCAAAAGAACGACCATTCACATAAAAAGAAAGAGCGCGATCAGAGAAATCCATGTCTTGAGAAGCATCGGGGTCCCATACTAATAGCCTCCGAGGGTAATCACTAGACCGAGCCCTGAAAACCTCATCCTCTGATGTTCTGAATTGGAGTTTATTAAGGGAGCCAATCCGGTAAACAAAGGCTAATTGAATTAAACCCGAAATCCCCTTATCCATGAGGCTATCTATAAAGTCTCCGGCCTCTTCGGAGTAAACCTTACTCCACTCCTCTCTGTTCTCATGCACACAATAGAGGTTGAGAGAAAGTTGGCCATTATCTCTTTCCATAGCAAATTTAAGTACTCGATGAAAAGAGGTCTCAGCACTTGTATCATGGAGATAGAGCAGGGTCTCAGACTCTCCGTCTTGCAAAGGGCGCTCAATCTTCACCCAAATATCGAATTGATAATTCAGGGGATGAGGGGGGAGCCCATCGGATTTAAGAAAGTTATCAAAGTTTGAAAACGAACTAAAGCCTCCCCCCGATCCTACCATCATTATCAAATTGGGGGAGGGGCTAACTAGAGGCTCACCCTGAGGCAATCGATAAGATATAAAGTTCCCCTGAGTATCAGTATTCCAACGAACGTTAGAGAGATTGATGTTCCTACGGCGTCTGTCTCTGTTATTAAAAGCTAAAGAACCAGATTGCTCATTCAACTTCCAATGGCCGATGTCACCAAAACCCGGCCAAAGCCCGTTGGATTCTTCCCCCGTATCATAATCAGTCCCATCATCCTGAATAAAAAGCTTAGGGGTTATTGACTGTATATCATCGATTTTCATCTTATCTTATTTTGAAAGTCTTATATAAGGCCCAGAGTCTTATATGCCGCCATTAGTCTTGTTCAGTAAATTTAAAATGAAAAGTATATCGATTCAAATCCCAGTGGTTCTTTTGCTCATTTGTGATTTCAACTCTACCGATTAAACAATGGGGAACTCCCGGCAAATAGGGGTGAAGTGTCAAATGATAACCCCGGTCTTGCCATCTTAATAAAGCCCGGAACTTATCGTATACGTTCAAAGGGATATTTACAAAATCAGCATCAATCTCATACCTCCTCTTATCCCCTGTTAAAACACTAGAGACATTAAATTGCTGACCATTAGCCATAGTTAAGGTCTCTTCTTCTTGAATGGGTCTTCTATTAACCGCTAAGGTATCTTGATTGGGGAAGTGATCAATAATAACACAACCGTTCTCTCCTCCCGGGACATCGCCTTGATGTTCAAGCCATATTTGGTCAATGAAAGCCATTAATTCAATCCCCTGGCCGCTGGAATTGTCGATGTATGAATCTTGGCCTCTTGATTTAAGTACAATATCAATTCTATTAGACTCATCGTCGCCAAGGCTATCTAATTCAACCTCATTGACCTTTGAACTTACTAAATCCGTCCTCCATTGGTCTTGTGTTGGGTGAGACTCATCAAGGAGGGCTTTAGTTGACATCATACTATTTTGATAATGGTCTTGGCTCCCCTGACCTACAAGGGGACTCCAACGAAAACCAACAAAGAACTCAGAGCCCTGGAAGTTACTGGGGTCTATATCAGGAGTAATATAGCCTTTCCAAGTTACTCCCATGCGGTACTCCGTTTGAGATATAATACCAGAATAGCGAGGAGAAACGGGCTTTATGACTTGAGAAAGAACCCCAATATTCTCATAAAAAGATCCATCCTTTTTACTCTCATTATTCGCTATTGACAATAAAGCTTGAGCATAGTCTGTGGTGTGACCTCCAGGGTGGTTAAAGCCTAATATCAGCGGTGTTTTAACCTCATTATCAAAGTTGATGTCTGAAACAAAACTGACCTCATTATTAATAGCTCGAATGTAAAAAGGAAAACCAACAGGAAATACTCCGGGAGGCAACTCAGCATAAACAGCAAAGTTGGGCTCTGCGTTAATGGCATCAATAATTACTTGAGCAAAAGATAAAGGATCATTTTCATAATCACTAATAGTGTCTCCACCGAAATCAATTGTTATCTCAGTAGAGCCATCTGAGATCCGTACATTCGGGATATTACTACCACTAGCCAATCCTCTACCAGAAGGCAAATCAAATCGGATAAGGGAAGTAAACCGATCTGATGTAATAGAATCTCCTACCTGGGCTATAGAATCCGATCCATCTTTCTTAAGGTAGCTGTTGTTTGCACCACTGATACGGATGTTGTACTCAGCTAAACCCCCCGGACTATCTGCGGTGTAAAGAGCCTTAGCATATCCGTCTGTATTCTTTGATAACATAAATCGGAAGATACCACTATTCGGGCCGTCCTCATAAAACCAATCATAGTTATCTACAGATAAATAGTCTTGAGTTCTAAAAGGCAATAATGCCATATTCCCCCAAGAACGAGAATGATTACCGCTATCGAGGGAGCTATTATAATTAGAATGAGAGGGGAGCTGAATTTCAAAAGCTAGATGATCATCAGCCATAGCATCCTCATAAACCTCAATTTGACCCTGCTGTGGCTTATATCTTCCTCTTCTATTAAGAGAGCTTATCCCTCTCTGGAGACCCAAGGTCTGTATCCGTTGGTCAAGGGGCATCCAATTATCTCCGCAACCCGTTCCATAGACCGTTACTCTGTCCCCCGACTGATAACCAAACTTATTAGCCCTGTCAAGAGGATATATTTCTCCGTTCTTCCAAGCAGTTAAACTTTTGAGGACTTCCCCCACAGCTCCAATACGTATAAACTCTGAGTGATTAGGCCAATCAGGTGAGGTGGATAATCCCAGCATAGCTTTATCTCCATGCTGTATAAAATTACTGGGGGTGTTTTGAGGACCCCGATTAACAGCTTCAATACCAAATTGTGTATCTCGAGGTAATACCCTACTTTTACCATAAGAATCCGAAGATAGCCGATATTCTAATAGAGTTCCTCTTTCAAATTTTCGATTTCTTAAAGGAACCGCTATCCCCATTTCCCATGGAGAACCAGTGGGCTTCTCGGTATGTTGAGTTCCAACGTCCGATTTACCAATAGAATCAATACCTGATAGAGGTTGTCTCTTTGGGACTTGTGCCATAGTTATTCTCCTCTGGGTACATTAGACAAATCAATTCTTCTGTCGTCAATAGATTGTTGTATGTTTTCCATCATCATTTCTGCCATTTCTCTGGAGAACTCAACTGCACTTCCCGAGCCAATGAATATTTGCTCACCTTCAACAACCACAGTGGGTGAGATATTAACTACCATGTTATCGGCCCGGATAGTTCCTCCGAATTTACGGGACCGGCTATCATCCCCGCTCATTCCATCTTGAGAGTCCTGCATTTGCCTTTGAGCTCTCTGGAATTCAATTTGAGCCTGTTGATAAGCCATTGTAGACTGTCTTTCAATCCTTGAAGCAACTGCATTAGCCGTTGCCATGATAGCTCCACCCGCCAATAAGCCAAGTGCTGCTGGGATGTTACCTGATTGAGCAGCTATTCTAGCAGCATAAAGAGAGATCTCCCTACCTACATCTCTTACAAGATTAGCTATCCGTTCTTGTCGGAGATGTTGTTCTCTAGCATTGAGATACTGCTGTTGAGCCAACATAATATGAGAGTGCTCAGCATGAGTAATCTCACCGTGTTTAAGCTGATCGAGATACTCAAGGCGGAACCGATGACGATCCAAAAGGATCTGATCATCAATCTCTCTCATCTGTTGTGCAAAGTTCTGGTACATATCAATAGTAGGCTGGAGATTATCTACTATCGACCGGGTAAGCTCCTGTCTTCTTTCTGTGTCAGTCTGTCTTTCAAGGACTTCAAGATATTCCTCATTAGCCCTTGTTAGCTCACCCATCCATTGATATTGTTGCTCTAATTGTTGGAGCCTTTCCTGGGCCTGGAGCCGTTCTTGCCCTCTAAGGTCCTCATTATTATTAATGTAATCCCTTAAGAGCCTTGCATTTTCACCAATTGCCTGTCGTTGACGATTAAGCAACTCAATCTCGTTTCTTTGTTCCCGGAGCTGGGTGCGCATAGCATTAATGCCCTCCCTTCGATCGCTAAGGATATGTCCCATTACAGGCAACAGCCTCTCTCTAGCTGTAAGCTCTTGTTGGAGCAATTGAGTTTGGTGGGTTTGCTCTCTTATTGACATCAACTCCTGCTGGTGCTGAAGCTTATCATTAAACTCCTGTTGAGCATCATTAAGTTGGTCAGTTATATGGGTAAGATGTGCTCTTGAGAGCTCTAATCGAGCCTCTTGATCGGCTAACCGAGATTGTTGACCGTGCAGGATTACCGTCTCTTGTATAATATCACCTAAGAACTCTTTTTCATCTTTTAATTGCTCTATTCGCTTATCCATCTCTTCAAGGTCCCGCTCGGCTAATAATCCCTTCCTCATTTCTCTTTCTCGTTGAAGCTCCTGAAGATTCTCAGCTACAGCTTCTTTTTCACCCCTTAGTGCACGGACCTGCTCTTGTCTTTCCCGTCTTGACTCTTCAATAGTCCTGTTATTGGACATCTGAGCAAGGGTAGCCTCATTCAATTTCTCAGTAGACTCAAGGAGAGTTCGATTATAATTCAACTCCATTTGAGTAATAGCCCGGGTGTCATTGATATCTCTCCTTCTAGCTCTTTGATCTTCGGCCCGAGTTACCTTTTCAACTGCTTTTTCTACTGCCTCATAGGCCTTAGAGAGCTCTAAAGCAGATACCTGTAGCCTTTCTTCTTCATTCAGATTACTAACCATCTCCCTTTGAGCTTCCCTTAGCCTCTGAATTTTAGTTTCATAAGCAGATATCTCCCTGTCCATCTCAGAGGTGTGCTCTTGAACCTCTCTAGCTTGTCGGAAAGTAACATCAGTTAAAGCCTCTATCTGGTTAAGTAAAGGCCTTACTTCTCTTTTATTAAGTTCAGCTGCTTTAGCCGAGTCTTCCATATTAGAAATCCAATTCCGGGTATGCTCTTCTAGGTCCTGTAGCTCAGCACTAAATCCGTATCTTAAAGCATCTGCTGCTGGACTATCTCGCCCCGTAGTCTTTTCAAACTCAGTCATAGCATCATTCATATCCAAGAGGACTCTTTGGAATTGCTCTGGACCATCGGCCTCAACCAACTTACGGTTAAGGTCATCCAGCTGATTAGCAAATTCCTCAAAAGGACCTATAAACTCCATCCTCTGGCCTACCCTACTACCTATTTGTCCACCCAGCGTTTCTTCTAGTCTACGTGTTTCTTCATTAATTGCTTTTATCTCATTTTGAATACCGATAGTAGTAGCTTGAACTCTTTCTTCTATTGCTTGTCTCTCTGCCCTTTGGACTTGCCTTAATCCTTCGACTCTCTCTTCATATCCCTGGATTGTTTCCTCATTTTCATCTTTAAGGATCTGTCTACGAATTTCGAATTGTCGCCTTAAATTCTCAGTTGTTTCTCTACCCAGTGAAAGCCTATCCAGTTGAGCATTCCTCTCTGTATCAAGAATAGTCCTATAGAGATCTTCATGGAGCTCTTTTTGTTCTTCATTAGCCTGTCTCGTGTTCTCAGTTCTTACCGAATCAGCCCATCGTTCAAACCGTATCCTTGCAGTCTCAGATACATGAGTAATTGCCTTTATAGCCTCATGGCGTTCTCGAAGCAGAGCTTCAAACTCTCGATTATTTTGACGAGCTTCATGTAATTGTTGAACACCGTGGTGAGATAGGAGATCAGTTTGTGCCTCCTGGCTTTTTTCTTGGAGGTCGAGCAAGAGCTCCTCGTATTTTTGAAAAGTCTCTAATTTCTCTTGACTCATCATTTCCAAGATATCCCTTTCTTCATTAAGCGCCTCCTTAAGGCGTTCAATTCGCCCCTTTAACTGCTCCCTCTGGTCCTCATCCTCGCTTTGTATATACTTATCTTTTAGTTCAAGAAGTCGGTCATAATGCTCCCTGACTTGATCTTCAACTTGTTTTAGGGGACCGATATCTACCCCAAATATATCTGCCCTCTCTCTAACAGCATCAAATCTTCTAGAAGCCCGTTCCACTGTCCCAGCTAATTCTTGATAAGACCGCTTAAGTCTTTCATTCGCCATTGTTAACTCATTAGCCCTTTCACTCGCTCCCGTTAAACGGGATATTAATCGGGTTATAACTTGTATAACAAGAAATATAGCCGCAAATTTTAGAAATGCTGCCATAAGGGTTCTAGCAGCTATAGCTGCTGCTCTCATTGCTCCCCCCGCTGCAGTAACTGCTGCGCCAAGGGCTCTAAAAGGAGCTGCCATACTAACTACAAGCATCCTTAAACGGGTTTTTGCCCCTTTATTGGCTAATACAGCATTCGTATTAGTAGTAATAGCAGTGGTAACCCCCGCGTATGCTCCTGATAGAGTATGAAGGCTAGCTTGTTTTTTACTTAATGTAGCTATTTTCAAGTCTCCTGACTTAATGCCCGCTTGGAGAGCAGTGTTAGACCTTATCGCCTCTAATCTATTTTTTTGATAAGCTACCCTAAGGGCTTGTAGACCCTCTACTTGCTCTCCCGTAACTTTGTTAACAGCTACTAACTTAGTATTTTGGTTACCCAGCCATGTTGTATACTCCTGAGTGGCAACCGTTTGATTTTTAACAGCCGATTGCATAGCCATCATCTTCTCAGCGTGTTTAGCCATCCTTTTATTAAGGATTGACTTAGCAAGCAATACTTGCCCGATAATGACTAACCAATCTCCATATTTAATAATTAGTTTTAAGATAGTTCCGCCAGCAGCTCCTACCACAGCAGATAATTCTTCAACGAATTTGGCTACTCTTGCAGCCCATCGATCAATATCCGTGCTGTGAGCCTCGTTAAGCTGGTTAAAAAATTCGGCCGATGATTGATGGCCTCGGGTAAGTGTCCTGTTAAATTCTTCAAATACAGGCCTTAGTGTATTACCGAAAGCCTCGGAATTGCTTTTAGCTGCTCCCTGAAGAGAGATCATACTTCCTTCAAAGGTGTTAAGCAGGTCATTAGCATTACCGGTGAACTTAGCGCTTTCATTCATGACTGCTTGATAGATAGCCATGTGCCTTTCAAGGCCCTCTATCTCCGATGCTTGTTGACCTGTAGCAGCAGCATGGGATCTTACCATATCGGTCATCCTTTGACTAACTCCAATAGCTTGTAATCCCTGAGCTCTTTGGTCTCGGAAGGCCTCGGATGCCCGGATAACTGCGTCAGTTAAATCCCTTTGACTCCTTGCATTAAAAGATGCGGCATCAGTAAAAGCCCAAAGTAGATTAGTAGCCTCTTCGGTCCCAAGTCCTGTTTGAAGGATATTTCGGAGAGCAACAGCTGCTTCATCTGCATTCTGAAGGCCTCTCTTTTCAAATTCCCGAGTTATTCCTTCAAGGTGACGAAAATCTTCGCCCATAGAGATAGCAGTTCTTCTTAAGCCTATCATCCCTTGGTCAACTTCGATAATGGTTTCCCTTGCAGATGACATAGCGTTTCTAAGGCCTCTAGTGGCAAACAAGACAACGAGGATCTGGTTCCTTAAAGCACCCAAAGACCTTCTCAGTCCCCAGAGGGCTTCATCATTTTTAGAGATCCGTTGCCTCATTACGTTCCATTCTCGGTTCTGGTCTTCTAATGAATCGGTAGTTCTTCTTGAAGCGTTTGTTACTCCCTCCTTAGCTTGAGTAGCCCTCTGGCCTTCTCGGGTATTTCGCTCCATCTCAGTATTAAGGCGCTTAGTAGTCTCATCCATTTGCCTTAAGATACCGTCTAACTCTTTTGTACGGACACTAGCCTCGCCCGTTTCCCGGTTAACACTTACAAGACTCTGGCCTGAAAGTTGATTAAGGACCTCCCCTTCTCTTTGTATTTTTCTGACCAATGCATCCCTTCGCTGAGTTAACTGTTGAACTGCTTCGGAAGATGCATTCATCTTAGTCCCCATCCTCCGTTCAATCTCAGTAATTTGTTGCTGGGTTTCCGTATAACGCTGTTGAGCCTCGGTCAGCTCATTCACTCTCTCAATAGTTTCCCTTATTATATTAGCCCTTTCCATGAGAGCTGCTCTTTCCTGCTCAATTCGCTGAGGGTCTACTTGTGCACCCCCCTCAGTAGGTTGTTGAGCAAATCGACCAGAAGCATCCCGAGGCTGTCCAGCTGCTGCTTCCATCTTACGATAAGAGTCCTCTATTCGAGATAGGGACTCCTCAAGCTGCCTCATGCTCACCTTTGCCCGACCCGCTTCTTCTTCCAAGGGTTTAAAGGTAGTACCAGCTGCCTCTTCGGCACGGGCATATAAGTCTTTTAGGTCTTCAAAGGTGTTTTGTAGATTTTGCGCTGCCTCTACACTCCTTTCCTCGGCCTGAGCCATGGAGCTTGCTCTTTGCTCGGTAAGTTGAGCTAGTTCACTCTGTTGAGCCTTAAGACGGTCTTGAATATCATTATATTTTGATAAAGCTGTTCCTGCTCTAGCCGCTGCTTCCCTGAAAGCATCAAAGTTTCTCCCTGCATTCTCTGCTGCCCCTTCAATTTCTGTCAAGCCCAGTGCTACGGCCTTAGCCTTAGAGCCATGTCTCCTTATTGCATGTGTAGCCTTATCTACGTCCTGGAGTCCTTGAACACTGATGTTAAGGAGCATATCCAGACGTCTTTGCATTGCATCACTCATAATACTAAAATTTAAAAGCCGGAGTTAAATTGACTTGAAGCCTCTGAGAGGTCCATATTAGCAAGGAACGTCTCAACTTTAGACATAATCAATCGTTCATCTTCTGGCATCATTTGTAAGAAATCTCTAGCTGGCACTGGGACTTGAAGTACCGTAGCCGTCATTTCCCTTCTCATAAAATCAAGGGTATTCTTGGTATACGCTTGATCAGTGCTTTGTACAGCTCCCTCCACATGGTCATAGTCAATCAAGAACCAACCACCGGGGTGGAAGAAAACGGGCAACTCCCAGATACTGCCTTCAAATACATCTTTAGCATAGGGGACCCCCGTTGAACCAATACGGAGCATATAAACCTCCCTTTGGCCTCCCTCAGCAGAGCGGGTAGGACCGGGTCTCCTTTTTATACTATCTCTTAAAGCCCCTGTGCCTACAAGTGTAGGGTTATCGGGATTTATGCCTCGGGCCTTTCTTACCTTCCTTGCTTTATCCCCCAAGGGCGGCATAGGAGAGGTTCCAAAAAAGTCACTATTAAAACGGTGTTTAATTCTATTGATAAGTTGGGGCGCAATTTCATCGTACACCGATGTGAGCTCCCCTAGCCGGTTCTTTATTTGACCAGCAGGCCGAGTAAAGCTTTCCATTGCTTGAACTGGATTGCTAAAGGTAGTACCACCAATCGTAAATTTGATTCCAGCCTTACGCATCTTGTTGAAATGGATTAGAGCCCTTTGGACCTTGAGGTAATGCAGGTCTTTTTGGCTTTGAGGAACTCGAGTTTTTATCTGAAAACTTTTTCTTCATTTTAGACATCCTTGATCTTTCATAAGAAGCTTTCTCCGCCTGAATTGTCCTAAAAACCTCCATTAATATAAGAGGCTGATCCAAGAGCCCCCCTTCAAAGGGAAGACAATTATACTCCCTGCAAGAGAATTCCATCTCTAACAAGAAGTTATGGTGTGGATCGACTATTCCAGTGGGACAAACTTCCCGTGGTTGACTAAAATAAGAACGTAGTATTTCGAAGGGTGAGAGATGAGGGAATACGGCTTCAAGTGTCTCGAGTTCCTCAAATATCCCTTCCTTATCTAGTGTCTTTCTTTCTTCCCCAATAACATTGGGACTAAAATCGTCCGAGTCAAAAAGAGGAACCGAGATAAAGTTCTCTTCTTGACCCGGATACTGATCTAAATAACAATGACGTGATTCATACAGCTTATTTGCTATGCAGAAATCACAGTCATAGGTGTTCATCCTTTCCCTGCTTTCTTGCTTCCAGAGGCTGAAGTAGGTGAGGATTTGGAGTTTTTTTTAGAACCCGCTTGAAGCTGAGCCATATTACCTGCCGCATCAAATATCTCAATCAAGATATCAGAGGGAAGATCATGGCAGACCTTAATAAGGGTCTCTTCATCTTCAATAACGGGGATAACGCCCTTTTCTTCTTCATCAGGGTAATTATCAGAAAACTCGTAATTCTCAACTTTACTTACAAAGGTAATGAACTCCTCAATATCCGCTGAGTTAAGTTTTCGGACATCAAGGTCACGATACCCCTTACGGCTCTCCTTTGAAGCTGCGGCATATCTCCGCATGGTTTCATTTGCATCCTTACCGGTTTTGGGTTTAATCCAAAAACAAGTGGGATTATCAAGGTTATCCCTTTCCATCTCGGGGATGTAAGGGACTGGTTTTTTCGATACTCCTTTAATTGCCATTTTATTTCTCCTTTTTTAGTTGTCCTTTGATAAGGTACCTTTTATGTGTTTGAGTGTTTCAATTATTCAGGCAATCGAGTCAAGAGGGTATTATCATATCCGAAACGGAGCTCAACTGAGTTTATATAACCTTCAGTTTCCGTATCCTCGGGTACATAACCCTGAGCTACTGTAGCCCATTGTCTTACTCCCTCAAAGGAAGCAACAACCATGTGCTCGTTTTCACCTTCCATATCATACTCACTTACCCGAGCATTTACCATTATACTCATAAAATTTTTCGGGTTAGTGGTTCCTGTCTTAAACTTATTGACAGTATTACCGTCATGGTCTAGCAGGTAATCATCTCCATCAAATTCACTTCCGGATTGTCCCCAATAGAAAACAAGTTTCCGAGGTTCTCCTTCAAGGAAGCGATTAATGAAGTAGTTTTTACCTGCCCCGCCTCCCTGGCTCCAGGGTACTGTTACAGAACCCGAAGCAAGGATTCTGCTCATAATAGACGAGACGGCTGTGGGATCGTTGAAATAGCTGAATTCAACGTTGTTCTCCAAGTTAAGTTCAAACGAAGGAATAAACATTTCTACCCATTGCTCGTTCTCCGGGTCCCACATAGCAGCGGACATATCTTGATGCTTAAAGGGAAGTACTCCCCGAACAAAATTGACTTGACCATCTGACAAAGCAGACTTATCGTCTTGTTCCCAGTTAGCTGCCCTTACCGTAGCTTCAATAGAGGTAATTTGACCTACCTCGCCATTAAAGTTCAAGTTGCTGCAAACTCCTCCCTTCATTATTTGGTCAACTTCTTCGGATTCATTGGTCCTTTGAAGCAGCCGAATCAACTGAAGATAAGTAATGGGGTCCGCAGTGTCATAGGGGCGGCATGTCAAGATGTTCAACTCCGTGTCATCAGATTCTGCTTCCTCAGCCCCAGCTTGGAAAAAAGAAAGACCGAACAAACTTCCATGATAAGCATCTGCTAACATAGGAAGAGTAACCTCAGGAGGATCCGCCGTTTGAGCAGTATTCCGCTCAGGCATGTCAACCTGGGCAATTCCCCTTGCTTGGTCATCTTCAATAGTAGAAGCTGGAGCGGGAAGATTGGGATGATCGGTCAGAGGTAATCCAAAGACACCATCTTGAACACCGATATCACCCGCGTCAAAAGTGGGGTCAAGCGCCACATGATCTCTCAGTCCATCGTTGCTTTCCAAGTTAAATTGTTGAACCCCGTAAAGATCTTGCCATCGAGTTCTAGTGTTGGTAGCCATATTTTTTCTCCTTATTTATTTAAGACCTTAGGTGTCTTTAATAGCACTACTTTTAAAGTCGATTTATGTTGATTTTTCTTTTGGTTTTCCAAAAAAGTAATATACTACAGGTACTAAAACTGGAGCCCAAGGGGCTGCCAGTTCCATAATGCTTAAGATAAAAATCTGCCAAGAAGACACCTTATCACCCGGGTCCTCCGGAACAATTAGGGACTCTGTTCGAGGCTCATCAACCCGTTCCTCTATAATATGATAACCCGGTGAGGTCTCTGTCACTATCTGAAAAGACATGAACAACCCGATGCTTATCAAAATAGACAAGACAAGAACTGTAAAAAACAGCCTGGGAGGTTCTCTTCTCAGTTTAGGCATTACTTATCTTCTTTTTTCTCTTTCTTTTCGAAAAAGTTCTTGCTAGAAGCAGAGCCAGAAGGCTTCTTGTATTCATCAGCTTTTACTGTCGGTTTCTGCTCAGCAGTAGCCTCTTTATAGGTACCCGGCTTAAGGCCAGACATCTCTTTAACAGTAAAATCAACAGGCTTGCCTTTTTTAAAGGTTTTCACTTTCTCGCGATCTATCTTAGGGGCTCCAGCCACCTTAGCAAATCCGCGTCCTTTTTTCAATTGGAGTGTTGGCATATTCGATTGATTGAGTTTTAGGTTTAGTTAATTGTACCACTATTAGCGACAAAATTCAATGTAAAGCTTACTCCGTTGGGACTAGTTGATCCTTATAGGTCTGTACTAAAAACATTAGAGAACTACCATATAGCAAGCCACTGGGGCTTATTAATTGACCAAAATCTACTCCTCGATATTCGTAATCAATAGCTTTACCTCCAAAATCACAATTAGCAAACAATATCTGCTTAGCCTTATCTATAATGCCCATATTATTATCGAGGGCTTTTGCTGAGTTGTCTGCCCGAGATAATACATTAACGTAAAAGAGAAGATTATAGGTATCTATACCTGTAAACCTTCGGGAGTATACTGCATCTTCTAAAGATAAAAATATAACTGGGTAATTTGTTTGAGGAGTAAGGGTTAAGTCCTTAAAAGAGGCTACCTCAGGTAAAAACTCAACAGAATATGACTTATATACGTTATATATAGCATCGGCCATTGTTTTAGAGTCAGCAAAACCTCTTTCTACGGGGTGCTCATTCAACAAACCGTTTAATAGGGGCTCACGGGAGATAAAATCAATATCTAATGTTGAGTATTGAAGGAACCCATTTCTCCAGGGCATTGGCCGCTGAGAGTAATTGATAGCCGGGAAACTCAACTCATAGGTTGTATTTTTACCCTCTTTATTAGTGATAAAGGTGTTATCCCCGTGAGGGTTAAACAATGCCCTGATATTATCAATAATGCCCATGGATTGCCTCATAGCAGACCGGGACTTATTATGATGGCAATAGGCAAAAATTCGTACTCTACGGATATTATTGATTAATCCATTATAGATGCCACCGTTTCTCTCTTGTACGGGGATAGTGGCTACGTAAGGAAAACGGCCGGGATTACGAGGAGCACCCTTATAGTTTCCGGCTATAGACCGGAAGTCAGGGCTAGAATTAAACTCCTCACTAAACATAGATTGGATGTTATCTAGCAACTCCTTAAATGAAGTTGAAGTATTTGCAGACATCTCAATAGTGCTTTAAATAGCACCGATTAGTAATCCGTGTTCCTTTTAGATACGTCAGTTCCTGTTTCGTCTATTTCATAAGGCAATGAGATTGGAGTAGTGTCCAATCTGTTCGGTGCAGCTCTTAAATGAGCTCGTCCAAATCTTATTTGATTAAGTGCCTGATTGAGTTGATTTTGATAGTCCGATGCAGTTGCAGGTGACTCGGGCATATCATTTGTAAAGGTCTTCTCAAGGAAAACAATAGCTGCTTGTAAACTAAAGAGAGATACAATCTCGGGACTGTAGCGATAAACCGAGAAACTTAAGATATTATTTTCCTTAAAAAGGCCTTCAAAGCCTTCTTTCTCAATCAAGAAACCTGCTTTACCCATGGCATCTACGTCCTCATTGCCATAATCAAAGTCCCCCAAGAACCCATAGGTATCTGATATAGCTCTTACCTGACGGAGCCCATCGGTTTTTAAAAACTTCAAATAAACAAACTGGGTTGATGCTTTCTTATCAAGTTGTATATGCGATGTTAATAGCTCCCCAGAGCCTTCAGGTTCAATTGACCTTTGCTGGTACCAATTAGCAAGGTCCTCTTCAACCTTGGAGGTTGTTTCCCTGAACTCCTCAACAATAGATTCGGGGTTTGAAGCCCAAGCATCTACCATAGAGCCCTCTAGATTATAATAAGGTTGGATAAGGGGGTATAGCATACCCTCGGCTTCCATTATCACATTATTGAGGTGCGACAGCGAGTAAGATAAAACACCCGCTGTCGTATCACCTCTTTGATTCATAATCTGAGGAACTCGATTAATCAAATTCGTTATGGTAGAGAACCTTTGGATCATAACCCCTTAGTTAGGATTTTTTCTTTTTTGCTTTTGAGGACTTAGTTTTGACCTTATCCTCTTCTTCTGCTTCATCCTCAACAAATTCAAGATCGCTGAGCAATTTTTCAAAAGAAGTTACTTTTTCTGCTAACTCTTGTACTTTTTGATCTAGTTCTCCCATCTGTACAACAGACTCATTGAGCTTATCGCTCATCCGCTTAACTACCTCATTAGATGTATCTGAGCTTTTAGTTGTAGCGGTTTTCCGTTTATGTCCAAAATCAGCCATTTTTCTCTTATTTTGAGTTTAGGTTAAAAAGGGGGTAGCCCCGAATAGGGCTACCCCAAGAGATTACGCCGTATTGCGTACAATGTGACGATAATCGGAATGACCAACTCCTCCATGGTAGGAGAACCGGAACCGAGCAACGATCTGATTGGTGAATGCCAATTCAGAGTTAGCTCCCTGAGAAGCCGTTGAAGGCGGATAAACGGTCAGCCACTTGAGCTGATCTTTCGGTTCACCCAAGTACCAATTAGTGTTATTGGCCAGGTAAGTGGTATCAATAACCCGGAAATTACCCAGAGCCCGAATCGGGTTAAGGGTCGGGTTCATGCTTGGCTCAGCACCAGAAGTGGCATCCCCACCACTGAACATATAGGTAGTGGTGTTCATGATATTGTAAGCCGTAACTGCAAGAGCTCGGGGTACAATAAGAACCGAGGGAGTAATGTTGATCTTATTACCGCCCTCATCTACCATCTCACTAAAGAGTTGCATTGCGTTATCAATGCTTTCATAGGTCTCCAGCGCATTGCTAGTAGCGAGATTGTCATTGACAACTCCATCAATAGAGCTGTGATCAGCTGAGTACATCTGTCCTTGATTCAAAGCAGTGCCTTTGTAGATAGCACCCTGGAAAGAGCTTTCATTGAAAGCAGTTCTAGGAAGGCACTCAAGGGTTTGAATGATCATGCGAGCCTTATGTTGACCAGCAGCTCGACCGATATTTCGGGCACGATTCATTACTTCGTTGGTGTGATCCTCATAAATGGTTTCTCTGGTAACAGAAATCATACGACCAAAGTCAGCCATTTGAACTTCCCAGTGCTTCTCACCGAAAGATGTCTCTTCGTAAGCCATTGCTTCTGGCCTCATCTGAGGTTCATTGTCCATTGCTTCGAATCCACCAATTTTCTCTTTATTGGTGAGTCGAGCCTGGCTCTCGGTTACAAGATCCTCATAGTTTCTTACCTGAGCTTCGTATTCCTTGATAATGTCACTATGAAGGATAGTTGAAGCAAAGGTAGGAAAAGCTGAAGTGTTGATCGCCTCTGCTACCCGAGTTACATCATCGGACAATGGATGGTCAACAAGCTCTTCATACATTTGACGAAGGTTAAAGTCTCGTGTAGAAACTTTATTGTCTTTAATCAGAGCAGCAATTTGGTCAGCGGCGTGTTGATGTGCTTCTCGTACATTACTACCAGCCTGATCCTCGTGCTGCTTTACGAGTTGTTTAAGGATTCCTTTCTTCACAATATGTCTCCTTTGTTTTTTGTTAGTTATTAGTTATCAAGCTGGTGATTAGGCGCCAGTACCAGCCGGGAAAAGTCCCCCAAGCTTGGTAGTATCTACCATAATCTTGACTTCAGTAGCATCAGCTCCGGTATCCGCCTCCCATACCCAGCCAATAGCCTCTACGTTATTGTCATCGCCCGTAGCAGCAGTTACTCGGTCTTCTCCGTGCTCAAACTTAACAGCTTGACCGAAGGAATAACGAGCTGATGCTGCGGGAACAACAACTACACATTGTGTATAAACCAGCAATTGCTGAGGTCCATCGCTGTCATCGGACTGCATAGCAGAGACCCCTACGAAGGTATCCCACTGATCGCCATTAGTCATTTTCTCAACGCCATGATCATCCTTACGGAGAAAATCACCTTTCTTAATGGCATCACCAGCGGTCTTCTTGTTGAGAGTAAGCCGACCGTAGACGGCATCTCCCATCTGTCGGATTGATTTTGCTTTCAATTCAGGCATGTTATTATCCTTTTAAATTAGCGTTATTATTTGATTAAGATTTAATGCCGGCTACCAGGGCTTCCTCAGAGAGCTCGGTATCTTCACCCTTGCCCTTATCAGATTCCTGGGTATTTCGAGGACCGTTGCCTAAGACCTCTCCATCGAAATTGGAGATAAACTCCTTACGATCCTTGATTCTCTCAACAATATCCTCTTCCTTCTCAAACTTCTCAAGATCTTTCTTGAAAGTTTCGGTAACCGCTTGCTCAGGAAGCTCATATTCACTAATAAGCTCGCCAATACGCTTACGGCGTTTTTCAATAGCTTCTTTAACTTCGAAGTCATCTACTTTCTGTTTGAGAGTGTCTCTTTCTTCCTTGACAGTTTTAACCTCCTGCTCAAGATTGGACACTTGCTCTTTCAAGCCTTTAGTCTCTTTCTCGGCATTAAACTCCTTTTTAACCTCCTTTGTAATCTCCTCTCGAAGACTATTAAGGATGTCCGGGTGCTCAGCCTTCAGAGATTCCAGCGTTACTTTTTCTTTGCCATCCATGTTGGACTCCTTTTTGTTTGTGTTTTTGCTTTGTGTACTACTAGTTTTGGGTTCTTCACCTTCTTTTGTAGGTTGAGTGTCCCCACCTTTCCCCTTATCAGGTTCTACATTAGCAGAATAGGTAGAGATAAGCTCCTTGTTTTGCTCAACGTAAGATTCCATAATCTGAAGAGCTTCTTGGGCCAAGGCAGATACTACTTCTCCACCGGCCGAGGCATAAGAGACAAAATCGACAGAGTTTACAAAAGTAAGCTCCTTGACATTCCAACGGTCTTTCTTTTTCTCTTCATCTTCGGGCTCATCAACCTCTTCTACTTTAGCCCTTGCATCAATAGAAGCCCCGATTTCTTTGGGGTGACGTTCAGCAAATTCAAATATCCAATCGGTCATGGGGTTGCCAGTGGATTCTACAATAGCGTAGCTGGCCCCCTCTTTGGCGTAACATTCAACAATGACCGCAGCAAATTCTTTCAGTTTCCGGCTGGGAGTAGAAAAGAACATATCTTGGTGGTCAATATACATCTTACGGCGTCCCGAAGAGTTGATAAGGTGGGCAAGGGATTCTGCAACTTCCCTAGAGTAATAATAGCCGTTTTTAGACCACCCCTCGGCTAAGAGCTTAACTTCCATCCTCTTAACTTTCTTTTCTTTCTTTTTCTTCTCATCATCATAATCCTCCAACATACGAACAGAACCCGGCTCAGACTTATAAGACAGGTCTGTTTCCTGGGGATTACCATTAGCAGGAGGTGTTTGAGAATGAGACTCGAGAATGCTGGCTATCTTAGTTAGCTTCTCCATCGCTTCTTTAATCTCTGTATTATCCATTTTTTCACGATTTTTAGAGTTATTATGAAATTAAGTAACTATAGAAACTCTTTCAAGGACCTCAAAATATAATCTTTGATGATCACTTATTATTTTACATCGGGGTATATTTCCCTCATTTTATGAGTCTTCTCTTTCTCCCGAGCATCATTAACCGAGGTACCCAAGATTTTTATTTCTATAGTACCATAGTACTTTCCGCTATTAAATTGGTCCAGAAGAAATAACAAATTCATCCACATAGGGCAACCCTGGCCGAATTTGTTAACTTCGAAAGATTTATTAAGAGCTCCGATTACTTTTTCTCTTATCTCTGCTTTCTGTTTTTCGTTGTACTCTAAGAGGTGTGGATTCTTCATTATTTCCTTTTACCTTTAGATTTACGGCCCTTTTCCGGATGCACCTTGTTATGCTTAGCAGCACTCATCTTTTGGAAATTAGAGGGCTTGTTATTGTTCTTATTCTTATCTTTATGGTGAACTACTTCACCCGGTTTTGCCTTAGTCACCCTTCGGCGATAGGACTTAGATCTACCTTTCTTCCAACGCCCGTTCTTTGAACCAAAGCGTTGCATAGATTTATTAACTTCAGTTATGCCTATTTCACCGTCAAATCGACCATCGTCTGGGTTATTAAAACTCATGGCTATTATCCTCCGAAAGCTCTTTATCTGCGATTGCATTAACAATCCAGGTCTTTAAAGGCTCAGATTTAATATCCAAGCAAACGGGGTTTTTCTCCCCCTCTATGCGGATAATTACAGTTACTTCTTCTATATTGGTCTCTTGAGAGGATTGTTCTTCCTCATCAATGATACCGCTAATTGGATTAAAAGGTGATTTCTTATCTTCCATGGCAAGTCTCAATCGTCTTCGTTATTATCGTCATCATCGTTATTATCACCATCTCGGCCCTTATCTCCAGTGGGCTCGCTCTTGCCATCATCCCCCTGGTTGCCTGGATCCCCGTCTTGATTATTATCGGGATCGTCCTCAGGGTCTTGGCCATAGCTATTGAGCTCTTTCATTGTCTCTTTTTCAACCAACAAATTATGAAGCTCCTCTTTCCAATTGTAACCCGCTTTTGCAGCAAGAGTAGCCAAACTAGCAATACCCATTTCCTTATGGATCCGAAGAACTTCTGCCTGGGCTTTTAGGTCTTCCCGTATGATTTCAGGAAATTCTATGCCAAGTGGAATATCAATCGTTCTAACCCTTTTTTTATCCGGTTCGGGTTCTATTAGCTTATCCACTTCTTCCCTTAAATCCTCAATATTTTTACCTTCAATATAGGCCTCGTTAACAAGGTGGAAAGCTTTGCGAAGGCTTTCTTGAGAATAATCGTAAATTTTAGTATACTCCGGGAGCTCCTTAGCTCGGACCTTTTGGTCAATGACCTCCCTATACATTTTCTCAAAAGCCTCCTTAGCATGGGTCTGTTTGCCTTTGATGAATTGACTAAAAGGAGTATCAGCCTTTCTTATGCTTGAATAATTCTGCATATCAGCCCTTTGATTCAAGATATGCAGGGGGAGAGAACTACCCGCCCCAATAGCATGTAAAATAGCCATACCGTCTTCCTTAGCCTCATCAGCCCGGATTTCTGAGGACTCAATCCGATAAGTCTCATTATCAGTCTCAACAAGCATAATACCACCTTTGGGAGCCCGTTGAGCAGGAGAGGACTTATTTGCCCAATCGCTTTGAGAGCGACCTTTAATAGATTTAATCCATACCACCTTTGATCGCTCATGGTTCATGATGATACGGTCAACCAACCAATCCTCATAATATTTGAGATAGCGAAGAACAGGTTGAAGGGGTACCCTACCTCGGATCTCATTATCAATGCCCAGCTTAATAAACTGCATTTGGATTGAGGTCTTAAGCTCGGGGTGCCTTTTTGACCTTCTCTTGGGCATACCACCCTTGGATCGAGTCTCCTCTAAATAATTATCGTATTCAATATCTTGAACCCACCTATCTACAGAGTAAATTTGGGTAGTACCTGTCCTTGAGTCTTGATATGACCAATGGTAAGCAAAATAGTTCTCAACATCCTCGGGGTGAGTTTCAATATCAATAATTTCTTGAGGACGGACCCTCCTCAATTTAATATCACCGGTGTTAAGGTTAATAAAATAAGCCAAGAAAGCTTCACCCTCAGTAAAAAGCATTTGAAGAATTTCCTTCTCTTTTTGAGCCATCCCATTCTTACGGCGAAACTCAGAGATAACCTCTTCTACCTTTTTATTACCCACATTGAATTTTAAACCTGAGCCAATTGTGTAGTTAACCCAGTTATCAATAATAGAGCGACAATGCGGGTCAGAGAAGTATTTTGAAAGCGTAACCTCTTGCATTCGATGAAGTTGCTGTACGCTCTGGTCATAGGTCCGATCAAAATGGGGGTGCCATCCCCCCGTAAAACTCTCTAGTATTTTAAAATCCTCTTGAGCTTGTTTGTCTTCTTCAGATTTAGCCGAGTTACTTTCATAGTCCTTCTTATAGTGGGATTCATACAAACGAAAGCGATCATCTGAGCTTTCTTGAAGACCGGTTTTTGGACTATGAGTCGGGCCGTTATTATACCAGCGCTCGGTCTCATTTACAGCTCTAGAGACCGCACTATCTACAGCCTGATTAAACTCATGTATAGTTAAATACCCGAATCTCTTCCTTATTTTTTCTAAGATTTTTTTCATTTCATCAAGGTTTTATATCTTCAATATAAATAATCTCGGTCATTAGGGTCAAAGGAGTCTTGCCAATCTTCGACCTTATCTTTCTCTAAATCTATGCCTTTAGAAGGGTTTAGTTGAGAATAAAATGAATCCCCCGTTTTCTCCGTATATGACTCAGCATCGTGGAGGACCCCCTCTTGCTCGTTATTAATGGCATTAAAGGCCGAGCCAGCAACAGACTGAATTAAGTCAGAGCTACCCTTTGGAGGGTGGTCAATTTTCATTTTCTTACGGTCTTCTTGAAGGCCTCGAGCTTCTTTAAAGAGAATGGGATGATGGGGAGTATCAATTCGATTATCATAGATAAGCTCTTTAATAGCCTCCCAAGCTGCTAGGATATTACCATCCGTACTTTCTCTTCTTATTCCGTAATTGCTTTTCCCCTGCTTATCTTCTTTCTGTTTAATAGAGAGCACCTTTGTAGCCGTCCTATCTATAGAGAGACGAGCAGCTCGGTATCCCTGGTTCCTAAGGGTTTGAATTGATTCTACGGATTGAAAGCCATCATACGTAATCAAATCAATATAGAAACCCAGGTTAGTTAGCTCATAGATTATTTGACGAACCTCAGAAAGCACAATCTCCTCACCCTGGTTAGCCTTTATCCTCCCAACAAAATCAAAAGCTACAAAAGGAACTCGGTCTACTCTATCCTCTAATCCATTAGGGCCTGTGACTTTTACTCGCCTATCAATGAAAAAGGGAATATGGCACATACTAATACCTACAGCATCTTTGACAACACCCAAGTCAATATGCATATATCGATTAAAGGGGCTGTCAGCATAAAAGTCCTCATCAAAAACCATGGCCTCCTCATCAAAAGGATTAATGATCTTCTTTGAAGACTCCTCCCATTCCAGTATCTTATCTTTTCTCCGGATAAACGGGTTTACACTCTCCGTACTAATTGCCGCTATATCGCGAATAAAATTCTCTGGGTCCCTTAGGAAATTCGGTTTAAGGGAAAGAGGGATTTTAACTGTCTTCCGTTTTCTTTTTCCTTGTTCCATATCAAGAGTTATAAATGCCCCGGAAGAGTTTATTCCAATCAAAGGGCTGAGGGTCAATTTTCCTTCCCGGAGATACATGTAAATGCCCTACGATAAAAGGCGGTATTACCTTATAAATTATCTGTTTAGCAAAGACTAATTGTATAAGAGAGGCATATTGGTCTCTTGAAAACTCTCGTTCTCCGTTGCCCGTTAAACAGACCCCCAGAGATATACCGTTTATGCTTTTATTACCAGCATCAGTTTTACCGTGGAGAATACTGTGGCCTGCATGCCAAGCCCTCTTATCATCGTCCATCAATTGATAAACTTTACCGGAGAAATCAATATAGTAATGGTAGCCTGCATAAATCCGTGAGCCATCCGAGTTATGTGATCGAGAGAGGTAGTTTAGGTCTCCCCCACTGTTATTAGAGCCGGAGTGGTGAATACAGATACAGATAATCTCATCTCCTTTAGCTCTCTGGTTGTAGTTTGGGCAACTAACTGACTTATCTATATCTAAATCGTGAAGGAGAGGTGTTGCTCTACCTGACCCGGGAAAGCTGTCTATTATTGAATTCATAGCCCTAGTTTTTTAATTAAATCCAGTAAAGTGTAACAATCGTTTAAAGAGTCATAGCCTTTTTTCTTATGGTTAAGATTAAAGACTTTAGATATTTCTTCTAATTTATAACTCTTTAAACCCGGCCTTCGCTCTTTAACAATGGGTAAATAGTCAACAAATCTTAATCGATTAAACCCACTGTGAGCACTAACAAGCATTCTTTTATCAAAAGATGCCTTATATGCATATATAGTAAAACCTTTGAAAAATTGAAAGGCTTGTTGAGCTACAAATTCAATAGCTATTGCATCCTCAAACTTCTCCCGTTCAATGCCAGAGGCCTTTACAAATTCACTGGCCTTAGCGGGATTACGGGGCCTTGCTAAACTATCAAATAAACTATCCACCTGACCACGGACAACCTTAATCCCCGACACACTCCATATATTATCCCGATGAGGTTTAAACCCTGTTGTCTCCACATCAACAATACAAAAAGTGCTCATTTTCTCAGCCTCTTTACGTTTTCTTTTATAATCTCAAGAGTCTCTATATCTACCTCAATATACTCATTGTCCCTATAGAACTCGGGGAAAAACCGTTCGCCTTTAGCTTCCCAAGTCGGCCGAATTCGATAGAACCCCTTTAACTCTTCTAATCCTACTCTTTTGAGCTGTTCAATTTTTCTCTCCATAAAAGAGTCAGGGTAAAGAGGAGAAGAAATCATACAAAGCATACCAGGAATAACTCCCTCCCTCATAAAACGAGAAGACATCCTATTCAAAATAGCGTTATGGATCTCCTCAGCTGCATCATAGACATCCCCACCGCTTTTCTTAGAGTCTTCAATAACTTCAAGAAAGTTAGCCTCATCCACAATTCCCGCATAGGCATTATAGCCCAAAGCCGATAAGGCCGAGCTAGTTCCCGCATAAATACAAGTTCGGTTCCTTTCTATCCTTAACTCCCGAGAGAATTTCGGGTTAACAGGGAAATAGTCTTTATTGAATTGAGACTGAAAACGGTCCCATACATAAGTAAAAATAACCCGTCTTGTCTGGGTCTCGGTTCGGGAAAGTAGCATAATAGCGATTACCGAATTATCCGCTAACCCATAGTGCTGCTGAGGGTTCTTATGCATACAAAGCTCGTAACTCAATAACCAGGCTATAATCGAGGCTTTCATTGAGTTATGTAAAATAACCCCATTACCAATAAAGCTATGACCTTCTGGTATATTAAAATCATAACAATACTCTTTATCTTTAAGGCGCTCTATTTCTTTAACCGGGAAATAGAATTCATCCTTATGATAAAAATCGGGCTTATAGCCCAAATAGTCTTCAACGAAAGAGCGGGTTATTGCATCTCTGCCTGATATCTTTCTAACAAATCTTGCCCTTTTAGAAGGAGACCAGTCTCTAGATATATTCTCAGATTTATATTCTCTTAACCATTTTTTAGATATGGGGACTTCATCTCTATAGATTAGTTTACCAATATTCTCTTTATTTTTTTGTTTACTCGGTAAATGAAAACCTATTTCTTGGTAGAACTTTAAAGCATGAACTCCTCTTATTTTTATTCTCCAAGCATCAGCCTCATAAATTATCTTACCTTTAGACCTCCTTCTAGCAACTCGATGGCCAGTGTAACAAACAATACCGAAATTAGCCAACATAACCTGAACATCCTTTATCCTCTGTCTATTAACAGCAGATAACTCAATCAAACCGTCTTTTTCTCGACTACCCCCGTCTGTGTCAAAATAGCCTTGTAAGTAACCTCTTTGAACTTTTTTACTCGCCCTTAGGATACAATCTGGAACATCTTTCTCTCTTGACCCCCCTTTAATCCCTAATGCTTCTAGCCATTTTGCAAAAACTTGATTAGATATGCTAATATAATCTAAATGATCAGCCCCTTGTGGCCTCCTATTTTTTATATTAGGACTATAGTAAAAATTATCTTCTAAACCCTTTTTTACTCTTTCCAAAATAGCCTTATCACCACCATGGGCAGAAATCCTTATAACAGTGGTCTTATTCTCTCTTTTACCTACCTTAGCTATACTCCCATCCCCTGTTATAGCCCCGATAATATAGGCTAAATCAGCGTTGAGTTTTTTAGGGCCTAACTTAACAATATCAGAAATATCGTCAGACCCAAAACACTGCTGATTAACTCTTATAGGAATGATATCCCCTTCTTTTATCTCAGATAATTTTTTCCAAATTGATACATGATCTTCTATAACTCTTATTTTACTAGTAGGAGTTCCTTTTATCTCATACCCATTTTGAACAGTTATCTTTATAACATTAGAGGGCTCTTCAGTTACATAGTAATCAGTTGATTCAACAATTTTATCCCTATTTAATAGCTTAGTTTTATAAGGAGTAAAACCTAATTTAGCATTTTTAGGCATTAATGATTTTATCCTATAAATGCCTTCAGGTTTAAAAACTAGAGTATTACCCCCATAGCACTTGCCACTGCCGATCCCTTCTAAGAATAAAGCTAAGTTTACTTCACGTTTTTTCCTTTCTTCCCATAAGTCTATAATGTCCTCCCATACACCCGGGAAAACGGTATCTTTCAAGTTTAAGAAATAGGGATCCGTTAATAGGGTCTCTACATCTATATCCTTAAACTCTTCAATGGTAGATTGGTTCCAGTCATATACAGCCCCGGAGTCGTCCTGTTGGTATTTTTCAATCCACTCTTCTCCATAATTGGCTAATAGGTCTTTATGAGAAGACGAGTCTATTTGATCAGGCCAAATACCAACAGCATCTTCTTCTTCTCTTTTCCTTTTACGGGCCATTAGTCCTCCTCGGTTAGATCATCCCAGAAACCGGAATCATCATCTTCCTCAATCTCAGCTCCAACCTCCTTAGTAACCTTCTTCGTATTATTGCTGAAATCAAAGTCTCCGGAGATTCTGCCTGATTGCTTAAAAGGCATAATGACATTGTCTAATATCTCGGTCAGTATTCGACGGGAGTGGGCTTGGTTTGTATTAGCAACAATTACCCGGAATATCTGATCAATGAATGCTCGAACGGTAGTAGCATCCAACACAACCTCTTTCTTTATCTTGATTCTCTTATCTTTAGCCTTGATAATAGTATCAGTGATTTTAAGGGCCAACTCAATATTATCTGAAGAAAGCTCCATCTCCTGGCCATCTTTTGATCTCCCTTTCTTCTCCAAGAAATATGCTTTTAAAGCATATAAAAACTTAATGTCATCATCAACAGAAGCAAGAACTCTATCTTCAATATCACTAGCATTTTCAATAAACTCCATTAGAGTCGAGGGGACATTATGCTGGCGATTGAGTTTATGCCAAAGAGAGGTATTACGGGGATTAGTTATTTGACGATCGTGAGAACTACAAGGTCCCACTCCTGGATGATTAGTACCTGCCCCAGCATCTTTATGACAAAGGTGCCCTTTAGGACGGTTATTCCTTTGAACTCCGCATATCCTTTTAGAAGGCTCACCTTGTTTATCTAAAAGGTAAACTTCGTAAGGAGATACTATTTTATATTTGCTTTCTCCTTTAGTAGACATATCAATAAATTAAGAGCTATTTTTTAGTCGCTTTTTCTTTTACTTCATCTATGCGACTAGTAAGACGGTCAATCTCATGGTCATATTTCTTTATCTTCTTATTTTGTTCTGTTATCTTATCGTCAATTTCAGTGAACTTCCGAAAAACTAATGCATAATCAGGTAAGTGTTGAGAGATATGCTCTAGCTTAAGGGTTATCACCTCCCTGAAACTATCGTGCTCAGCCAGCTGAGCACGGAATCTTTCAAACTTACTAGTAGTCTCAGAGTTAGCAGACTCAATCCTCTCATACATCTTAGATTGATTAGAATCGATATGGTCTTTGAGTTTACCGATCTCTCGGACTATCCAACCAAATAAACCCACCACCATCACAAGAGCCAAAAAGATGATGATGTTAATAAGTAGAGGCTCGGAGCCCCCCTCTACTTGTGGAGTAGACTGTGATAACAGATAAAACAAGCTCATGTTATTTCTCTTCTTTTTGAGAATCTACAAAGTTTTTTATCTCTTTATAGAAAGCAAAAAATCGAGTATTATTTGGGAAGTTTTTATTCCGAGAAGCTAGCTCACAAGTATTAAGGATCGTTTTAGCTTCTTTGGGAGTAAAGAAAAAAGGCTTATTCTCGTTGCCTTTTCGGTTCCAGGTACTTGTTTTACCGTCTGGAGAAATTTGGAAATTAATTTCTTTTGTCTCCTCCTCGCTTATCTCTATTTTCTTTTTTATATCATCAAACAAGAGATACTCCTCAATTGAACACCGCTCAGGGAACAAATTGCCCAACATAATACGCGTATAAATATCCATTCCGACTTCAAGGTCACTTTTTTCTTTTGTTTTTTTCTTGTTAGCCATTTTAGCCTCTTTTTATTATTTGGTTAATGGATAAATTAATTTAATCATTTTGGTGAATCATTGAAATAGGATAAGGCTATATTTCATTTATTTAATCGATAGGGCTTTGAAACATATAGACTTATGAGGATACCGAGAGTGTTGATTGAAAATTAATCATCTAATCTTCTCCAATTTGCAGTACTTGTACTACTACCTCCTATAAACATCCATATAGCCCAACTGGAAGGACTACCGGCTTGACGTATAGCCACATCCCCAGGATCAGCATGAGGTGCAAAATCTCTGTCAATAGGTTCATCTGAAACGCTATCAGTAAACCTAAAGACTCTTCCAACCCTTCCTTTCCCGTTTCCTGAGCCTGAGGTTATATCGCCCTGAATATCTACATTATTTACTAAAGTAACATTTTCCTCAAAAGTCACCTTTCCTTGATAGTCGATATAAAAAGACCTCTCGGATTCACTTTGGCCATATAAAAAATCTACTCTTGATAATAACGAAGATCCTCCGGGGTCAACATAATGATGTATTCTAAATTCTGTTTCTAAGTCTTCTGTATTTTCATTTGATCCTAAATCAGGAGGTGATCCAGTTACCTGAGTGTCATAATGGACCCGTTTAAAATCTATGTAATTTCCCGTTGTACTTGAAGTTATATTCATTGCTGAGTCAACCACATCCCATGTAAGGAAGTCAAATCTTGAAAATGTTTTAAATCCGTTAGACATGTTTATTAATAGATTAGAATCAATATTATTAACAATACGACCTCCATTTAAAAGTTGTAATTCTGCTCCACCCTCCTTCGGGTCAATTATAATGGATTCTACTGTATTATCATTTCCATCCTTTTCCCAAAATGTCATTTTTCCATCTGATTGTAATTCAAATGTGTTTTGGGGGTTGAAGTATTCTTGATTACTGTCAATTTGCTCTCTAAAAACCGTAATTAGTGGAGATATATCAGACTGGGGTTGTAAAATATCGAAAGTTCTACGTGCTATATCACCAGTTACTCCGCTAACAGTACTCCATCGGGATCTCATTCTTGTTTCACCCATAGTGAATCCTGACAAATGAGTAAAATTGGAATGAACTCGAAAACTATTATTTGAATTCCTTATCAAAGCACCCGTAACATTAGTATTCCCCATTTCAAGAAGAAGATCATCAGATTCATCTCTTATTTGTAATGTACCATCAAGTGTCATATCCCCGCCTGTCAAGTCACCCTTAAACTCAACATTATCTCCTATTATAAAATCACCATCACTATTATATCTTATACCCTTCGGGTCTTGTGCAGTACCTGTATTACCTACATTAAACCATGTTTGGCCCTCATATTCTAACCATGCATTCGGAATATTAGCGGGACTCGAAGTAACTGAGTTATCAAAAGTAACACCTTTAAACCCATTAGTAAAAACGGGTTGAACATCAACACCAATAACAAAATTTCCAAAAGATATATTACCTTCAAAGTTACCACTTGAACCTGATATATCCCCTTTAAATCTTGCATTACCGTCAACAACATAAAAAGCTTCGGAGATAATATTACCATTATCTAGATCAATTTGAGTCCCATTTTGGGCAAACCCGTCTCCGTCTGTTCCGTCCCAACCGTCAGACTCGATCTTACCGACCACTGCGGTTCCCTGAATTTCAACTCCTGTTCCTATTTCAACTTTGCCCGAGCCAGGGTAATAAATAGCATCCGTTGAGCCCCCAAATAAAAATTGACCGTTGCCGTCCCAATAATCGTCTCCAACCTCTATTCTACCTTCTCCACTAGATATTATAAAAATACTGCCAGAGTGAATGTCATTAGCTGTTATTGTCCAATTTCCAATATCGCCTTCATTAGCGCTTATTTTACCAGTGATATCCGCATCCTGAGCAGTGAATAAGCCCCCAGTAGTCAAAGAGGTATTTTCCCCTTGCCAAGAAATATCTGTGCCATCAAACTGAAAATAGCGGCTAGTGCTACCTGTTCGGAACTTAGGGTCACCATCATCATAGCCCAGCCAAAAACCGGTGCCCGAGGAGAAGGTGGTTCCAGCCGACCTTATAACTCCCTCCGGCTCACCTTCTCCGATAGTAAGGGTGCGAGTAATAGCAGCATCTTGAGTTAACAACAATCCCGTAGCAATAGAATCAAACTGAGACATCAGCCCCCAGTATGCCGCATTTGGGGGGGACTCCCCGCTAAAATCATCCTGGAGAGCATAATAATAATCAGACCCAGACCGAACAACATCTACTCTTACATCATCAGCAAAATAAGTAGCACTGGAATCATATTCTCCTCGGAAAACAAGGCCTGGCCCGGGATCGCCCTGAGGTCCTTCAGGTCCTTCGGGACCCTGATCTCCCTGGTCCCCCTTATCTCCTTTGTCTCCGGATATTCTGGTAGGACCAGCCCAATTAGACTCAAGGTTATCATCGGCATCTATTGTAGCTTTAATCATCCATAGATAATCTCCTTCTCCCACTGAGGGAGGAGCATCTGACCACCCCGAGGGCGTGCGATCTGAGTCATTTAGCGAGGGAGGATTAGTGGGACTTTGATTTACCTGGAACCTGTATTCCACAAAAGAGCCATCTTCCCCAGGATCTCCAGGGTCGCCTTTCTCTCCATCTTCTCCCACAATTTTAACAGAAGAGCTCCAGGTCTGACCGTCATCATTTGAAGTTTGAATCCAATCTCTGCCCTCCTGGAATTCATTAAACCAAGGTCCATTTTCGGTCTCACCGTATCTCACTAATAAAAAGGGAGCAGGCTCACCGTCTTCTCCAATAAACTTAGCAGGATCAGACCAGGTGTTACCTCCATCAGTAGAAAACCGAACCCATTTATGATCAGCATTTGGGTCATAGGTAGTACTCCAGTCACTAGAGCCATCCGAGGAGTACTCAAATATTACCTCGGGAGCAGGGTCTCCATCCTGGCCATCTTCACCCGCAGGGCCTTGTATCTGACCAACATCCTGCCAACTAGATCCATCCCAAACCCATAGGTGACCGGTGTCCTCAGTAATCCAAGCATCCCCATCATCTCCAGTAGCTGG